GGAACTCTTAATAGAAAGTTTATGCACCGTCTTTCTATCGTTGCTGATCGCCCTAGCTCTAGTAGTAATATTAGTGTTCAGTGGAGTGATGATGACTATGAAACATTTAGTACAGCCAGAAGCATTGACTTGAAACAAGACTTGTCAAGCACCTACCAACTTGGTTGGTTTAGACAACGAATCTTTAAATTTACATATACAGATAACTACCCGATGCGTATTCAAGACATTGAAGTTGATATTAATAAAGGAACTACATGACCGCTTCTACTAACTTTACTTCAGGAACAGTAGTTACTAAAGAATGGCTAAATGCTGTAGATGCACATACCTTTGATTATTCTTTTAACGTAAAAGACTATGGTGCAGTTGGTGATGGCACAACTGATGATACAGCAGCTTTTACATTAGCTGTTGCTGCTGTTAATACTGCTGGTGGTAAGCTTATTCTACCTCCAGGACAATATGTTGTAGCGGCTGGTACTATTGACATTACCTACAACGGTGTGCAAATTCTTGGCACAAGTAAAGGTGATGCTGCCTATCCTACTCCAACTTATCCTGCACCAACAGCAATCTTTATTACAGGTACTGGTGCTGGTATTAGAGTTCGTAGTCAATCAGTAACTTTGAAAGATTTTCGTCTCAGTTCTAACACTGCCCGAGCGGCTTTATCATTTGATTTACAATCTCCAGGTATTCGTGTAGAAGCACCTGACAACTCTGCAAATGATCGTGCAGATCGTTGTATTGTACATGATGTTCGTATTGACCAACAACCTGGGGATGGATACCTATCTGTCGGTCCCGCGATTTACGCTGACCTAGCACGAATTGATATTTACAATTGTAAGGGATTTGGATTCCGGTTTGATCCTGGTCTACTTGCTGGTCTTGTACGCACCTATCCTCTTTATCCGGGACTCTCTGTTGTCCATTCTAGTCGTGTAGGCTATTGTGGTGGACATTCAATTGCATGTTCTAACAATGATGTTGTTAGTCAAACCTACATGGCAATTCGTATGCAGATTATTGACCTCGATAGTTTTGGTAACGGGCAGAATACATCAATCATGTACCCATCTGCTGATGGGCAATTCTATGACTTTTGGATTTTTGGTGAGAATTGTTTAATTGAACATTCTGCTCCTTGTGGTCGAGTAGGAAACAGTTTAACTCCAGAGCAGATGGGTGGTATTTGGATTGCTGGTCGGGATCATCGTATTATTAACAATCGGTTTGTTGATACGCAGCAGCCAATCTATTGGGGCTATAAAGCATCTCAACCCAGCACTGGTTTAGAGGTAAATACCTTTAGACTTGTAAACACTAGTCTTACACACACCAACATGGTTAAGGTTGAGTCTGCTAGTGCAAGGGGTTTAAGAGTTATTTATGACCGTAGAGATTCAATGGTTAATGTGGTTCCAGATACAGTAGGAGGCACTCCACTACCTAGTTATGTTTTATACCAAGGTGGTATTGAAAAAGTATCTGAAATCTCTACAGACTTCGTATCTAGTATTACTAATACAGGAACAACTGTTGAATTACTAGATGATGCGGTCTTTAACCTCCCTATTAATGGAACAGGTCCGTCTTTAAGTATTCAAGGTGTTCTGGTAGTTGCCCCAACTAGTGTTACTGCTGGTGGTGGTATCTTTCACATTCGACTTAACGTCACTAGCCCTGTAGCAACTAAATGGGCTGGGGAAACTCTTTGTGTTGCTTATGGTCCTGGCGGGGCTTTAACAGGTACTACAGGAACGGATGGTAACCTAACAGTTAGTTGTACTAACACAAATATTTATATTGAAAATCGTGTTGGTTTTACAATTCGATTTACATACCAACTGTTAGCCTTTTCTCCTGACACTTCTATCTAATTATGGCAAATAAACTACCACCACTTCCTGTAGGGGTTGCTCCTGGAAGTGGCTATTGGAATGACTGGTATGAAAAGCTAAGAACTTTAATTAATAGCTTTGCTGCTGGCTTTCCATTTAGCTCTATCACTAGCTTACCTACTACTCTTTCTGGATATGGTATTACTGATGCTCAAAAATCAATTCAATTTAAAGAAGAAGGTAGTAATTTAGGGACAACCGGGACTACAGAATCTTTAAATTTTGTAGTCCGCACCCCGCCATCCGCCTGGAGCCGCGTCTTCGAAGGCCCCATCGGCGCAGACGGAAACCCCCCGAATCGCGGCGGTCTCACTTCCGCGGAAGTCTCCCTTATGCGCGAAACCTCCCGCGCGCAGCAGCCGACCGATGAGCGACGGCGTATGCCGGCGCCATCGGAGGCGGCACGCGCACGAGCCCTTCCCATCAATGCCAACACTCTTGGCACGCGCACAGTCAGCGCGGGCGCCCGCGCCGAACACCTCGGTCTCCCTAAGGCCACCCCCTCGGGAGGTACGTCATGCTGAACCTGTCTACCAAGCTTACCCTCGACAAGTCCGTCTGGGGTGCAGCCAACCTCACCAGCCGTTTCACCGAAGCTGACCTCGGCTCCATCGGCAACCATGTCTGGGAGTCCTACGCGGCCGACCTCGCTTCCCGCGAAGGCTGGGAGCGCCGCTCTGCTGCTGGCATGGACCTGGCAATGCAGATCTCCAAGGTCAAGTCGTTCCCCTGGCCAAACTGTTCCAACGTCGCTTTTCCACTCGTCACGATCGCCGCGCTCCAGTTCCATGCTCGTGCCTACCCAGCCATCATCTCTGGCACCGAGGTCGTCAAGTGCCGCACTGGCTACGAGCCTACTCCCGAGCGCACTGCCATCGCTGAGGCCGTCGGCAAGTACATGTCTTACCAGGTGCTCGAGCAGGACACCGCCTGGGAGGAAGGCCACGATCGCCTGCTGCTCAACTACGCCATTGTTGGCTGCGCTTTCGTCAAGACGTACTATTCGACCCAGGCCCGCTGCAATACCTCTGAGCTTGTGCTCGCCCAAGACCTGGTCGTCAATTACTTTGCCAAGTCGATTGACACTGCCCGTTGCAAGACCCACATCGTCCCCACTTACCGCAACGAGGTGCTCGAGGGCATTCGTTCCGACTCCCCGAAGTTCCGTGACGTCTCAGCCGAGCCGTGGTTTCTTGCCAACGCTCAGCCCCTGACCCCGTCCGAGCCCCGCGATGGCACGACGGCTCCTCTCTCTTCTCCTTCCACCCCGTTCACATTTCTCGAGCAGCACACTTGGCTCGACCTGGACGACGATGGTTACGAGGAGCCTTACATCGTTACGATCGAGGAGAAGTCCCGCGCTGTTGTTCGCATCGTTGCTCGCTTCGAGCGCGACGAGGACATTACCTACAACACGCGCAGACAAGTCGTCTCCATTCGCTCGACCGAGTACTTCACCAAGTACGGCTTTATCCCCAGCCCGGACGGTTCCATCTACGACATGGGCTTCGGCGTCCTCCTTGGCCCGCTGAACGAATCTGTCAGCTCCGCCATCAACCAGCTGATCGACGCTGGCACGATGGCGATCGGTGCCGGTGGCTTTCTGGGCCGTGGCGCCAAGATTCGCGGCGGCATCTACACGTTTTCCCCGTTCGAGTGGAAGCGCGTGGACTCTACCGGCGAGGATTTGTCCAAGTCCATCTTCCCCTTGCCCGTTCGGGAGCCTTCCAACGTCCTGTTCAGCCTCCTCTCTTTGTTGATCGACTACACCAATCGCATCTCCGGTGCCACTGAGACGATGGTTGGTGAGAATCCCGGCCAGAACACCCCAGCCGAGACCTCCCGTTCCATGGTTGAGCAGGGCATGAAGGTCTATTCGGCCATCTTCAAGCGTACATGGCGCGCCATGAAGGAAGAGTTCCGCAAACTCTACATCCTGAACGCCCTTTTCGCGCCGATCAAGTACCGTCACCTGTTCCTCTACGACCCCAACGACATTTGCCCGGCAGCCGACCCCAACATCGTCTCCGACAGTGAGCGTTTTATGCGCGCTTCTGCCATTGCAGGCCGTGCCTCCACCACTCCTGGCTACGATCCGGCCGCTGTCGAGCTGAATTTCCTCAAATCCTTGCGTGTGGACAACCCGCAGCAGTTCTACAAGGGCTTCGACCCGGCTACCCAGCCGAAAGACCCGCGCATTGTCGTCGCCGAGATGAAAACTCAGTTCGATATGGCCAAGCTGCAGAACGCTCAGCAGGAATTCGCAGCAACCCTCATGGAAGACCGTCGCCTCAACCAGGCGGAAATGGTCAAAATCCAGGCGGAGGTCATCTACCTCCTGGCCCAAGCAGAAGGCGAGATCGACAACAAAGAGATCGTCCGTATGCAGACCGCCCTCGCTGCGATGAAGTCGCGCGACGAGAGCATTCGTGGTCGTGTTGACCAGCTACTCAAGCTAATGGAGATGCAAAGTGAGCCAGATCGTCGACCAATCGACGCTGGAGCAGTACAACGATTGGCTGGGGCACCCGATAACGGTGCTCCTCAATCGGTACCTGCGCCAGCAGCGGGAGGCCTTGAAGGAGCAATGGGCTAACGGCAATTTCACTGCCGCAACGTCCGAGCAAACCGCCCTTCTCACTGCCAATGCTGTCGGCCAGTGTGAAGTTCTTTCCACCCTCTTAACCCTCGAGCCAGACCAACTTTTCGCGGAGCCAGATCAATGACACAAGCCACAACCAATACCAGCGGAGTCCGCCCCCTCGGCTGCGCAGTGCTCGTCGAGTATTACGAGCCGGAGCGCAAGGAGTCCCTCATCTACGTCCCCGAGACCGTCCGCAAGGGCGAGGTGCTCGTCGAGCAGCGCGCTGTCGTTGTCGAGGTGGGGCCGGAGTGCTGGCTGACCGAGACCCAACCTCGCGCCAAGGTGGGCGACAAGGTCCTCATCGCTCGCCTGTCTGGCTACGCCCTTACCGGCCCGGCCGACGGTCGCCTCTACCGCATCGTCAACGACCGTGACATCTTCGCCGCGATCGTGCACGAAGGAGCACCGGCATGAGCGCCGAAGTCGAGCAAGCCGCCCGCGAGATGGGCTGGCGCCCGAAGGAAGAGTTTCGTGGGGACACTTCCAAGTGGGTCGATGCCGAGACGTTTGTCTCGCGCGGAGAGAACTTCATCCCGATCCTGCGTGCTGACCGCGAGAAGCTCCGCGGCGAAGTGGCCGAAACCAAGGCCGCCCTTACGGAAACGCAGCAGCTCCTCCGTGCCTCGCAAGAGGCCATCGACGAGCTGAAGCGCTACCACAGTGAGGACACTGCGCGTCAGGTCGAGAAAGCCAAGAAGGATCTCGTCAAGCAACTCAAGCAAGCGCGCGAAGACGGCGACGTCGAAGCCGAAGTCGAAATCCAGGACGAGCTGACCAAGATCCGCACGGCCCAAGCAGCACCCGCTCCGGCTCCCAAGCCAGCAGCTCCCGCCGCTCCGACCCCGCCTGCGGACCCGGACTTCACCGCCTGGTCAGCCAACAACACCTGGTTTGCCAGCAATCCGCGCCTCCGCGGTCTGACCCTTGGCATCGCCGAGGAACTCCGCAGCAAGCAGCCTACGCTCAAAGGCAAGGCCTTTTACGAGGCGATCGACGCCGAGATGGCTGAATACCTGGACCCGCCTGCCCGCGGCACCGACAAGGTGCAGGGCGGTCGCGGCCCGTCTGGTGGCTCTGGCGGCGGCTCTGGCGGTCGCCAGAAGACCTACGCCGACTTGCCGGCCGACGCAAAGCAGGCGTGCGATGGCTACGCCAGCAAGCTCGTCGGCCCTGGCCGTGCTCACAAGGATCTTGCTTCCTGGCAAGCCGCCTACGCTGCTGACTACTTCTCCGGAGAATGACCGTGACCGATCCCATCAAGCCCGAAACCCTCGTCAACCCGGCGAACCCCCCAGCCAAATCCGCTGGCCGTCGCATCCCGATGGCCCTCCCCACCCTCAAGTTGGCTGTTCCGGAGATCCCAGGCTACGTCCTGTACTGGTTCCGCGGGACTGGCCAGCGCATCCAGCAAGCCCTTAATGCCGGCTACGCCTTTGTCGAGCGCGATGAACTCGTGCTCAACGGTCACGGCCTGGCAACCAGCTATGACGTCGATGGCAACACCGACCTGGGCACTCGCGTCAGCGTGGCCGCCGGAGGCGACGATGCCCCGGGCCAAGCTGGCCGGCTGTACCTGATGAAAATCAAGAAGGAACTCTGGCTCGAGGACGAAGAACTCGTTTTCGACCGGCACGAGCAAATCGCTGGGCAACTGCGCGGCGACAAGGGTTTCACCGAAGCGGGCATGGACTCCACGCAGCGCTACACCCGCGGTGAGAATCGCAACATGTTTACTCCACGGAGGTCTTAAGTGGCCAACAACAACGCTCCTGCCGGGCTCGTCCCGGTCGAGTACCTCAGCGGCGCGCCCTGGAACGGCAAAGCTCGGCGGTACCACATTCCCTCGTCTGACGGCAACGCCTACGCCATCGGCGACCCAGTCACCTTGAACGGCACTGGCGACACCCAAGGCGTTCCCGGCGTCGTGATCGCCACGCCTGGCTCCGGCATCGTTGGCGTCATCGTCGGCGCAGGCGGCCTGACCTACGGCGGCATGTCGGCTGATCCGACCAACCTGAACACGACGGTGATCCCGGCAACCAAGACGAAGGACTACTACGTCCTCGTGGCGGACGACCCGAACATCATCTTCGAAGTCCAGGAGATCGGCACCGGCACCGCGCTGGCAGCAACCGCCATCGGCTTGAACTGCAACCTCGTCGCCGGCGCCAACTCGGGCTACCAGTCCGGCTGGTTGCTGACCAACACGACCGAGCTCGGCACCGCCACGCTCGACGTCAAGCTGATGGGTCTGCGTCAGATCCCCAACAACGCTTTCGGCGCCTACGCCAAGTGGAGCGTCCTCATCAACAACCACGTCTACCGCTGCATCGCGGCTGGCGTGTAACAGGAGAACACCATGCCTGGTGGCGTCATCAATACCGGCTCGCACCCGAAACTGCTTTGGCCTGGGGTCCGCGCGATCTGGGGTCAGGTCTACGCTGGCCACGCGGCCGAGTACCCGGATCTGTACGACTGGGATACCTCGACCCGTGCCTACGAAGAGAACGTGCAGATCACCGGCTTCGGCCTGGCGACTGTCAAGCCGGAAGGCAACAGCGGCACGTTCGACTCGGAGACTCAGGGCATCATCACCCGCTTCCAGCACATCGCCTACAGCCTCGGCTACATGGTGACGTACGAGGAGCGCGAGGACAACCAGTACGCCCAGGTCTCGGCTCGGCGCGCCACTGCGAACGCCTTCTCGATGAACCAGACGGTCGAGACCGTTGCGGCCTTCCTGTACAACAACGCGTTCTCCAGCACCTACTTCACGACCGGCGACGGCGTGGCGCTGTGCTCGGCCTCGCACGTCCGCGCAACTGGTGGTACGTTCTCGAACGCGCTGACCCCAGCCGCTGACCTGTCCGAGGCCGCGCTCGAGGATCTGTGCATCCAGATCATGAACGTGCAGAACGACCGCGGTCTGCAAGTCTCGATCATGCCGCAGAGCCTGCACGTGAGCACCGCCGAGTGGTTCAACGCCAACCGCATCATGAAGTCTGTGCTGCAGTCGGACACCGCCAACAACAACATCAACGTGCTGAAGGCGACCAACGCCTTCCCCGGCGGCATCAAGATGAACCACTACTTCACGCAGCCGAGCACGTGGTTCGTGCGGACCAACTGCCCTGAAGGCATGACGGCGTTCTGGCGCCAGAAGCCGGACCTGCAGCAGGACAACGACTTCGACACGCGCAACAGCAAGGCCCTGGCCTACATGCGTCTGTCCGTCGGCTGCACCGACCCGCGCGGCATCTTCGGCTCCAACCGGCCGTAACCCAACGCTGGAGGTCTGGGGCTGTTCCCCGGTTAAACAGGATTTCCTGGCCTCCGCCTTCTCTCCTTACGCCTTCGGGCGTGCAACCACACGTAAGGATTCATCATGGGCTCTCCCGTTCGTTTTCCCTTTGGCGTCACCACTGCCGACAAAGTCGACCCCCTTGGCATGTACGGTCTGCCTGACCCGACCGGCTGGCACACCTACTTCGACGACTTCGACACGTTCACTGCCGCCCAGTGGACCATCACCACGACCGAAGCGGGCGCTGGCTCCGCAACCGAAGCTCTGACTGATGCGGACGGCGGCGTCCTCCTCATCACCAACGACGCGGCCGACAACGACCTGGACTTCTTCCAGAAGGTTGGCGAGTCGTTCCTGCCCACCTCCGGCAAGCGCCTGGCTGGCAAGTTCCGCTTCAAGACCTCGGACGCCACGCAGAGTGAGCTGTACTTCGGCCTGATGGTAACGGACACTGATCCGTTCAGCTCCACCGTTGGCGACGGCGTGACCGACGGCATCTTCTTCATGAAGGAAGACGGCAGCACCGACGTCGGCTTCTACGTTCAGAAGGATGCGACTACCGGCCAGCTGACCCGCGCCGCCGTTACCACGCTCGCCTCCGACACCTGGACCGAGCTGGGCTTTGCCTTCGACGGCAAGCGCTACATCACCCTGTGGAAGGACGGCGCGCAGCTGGCAACGGTCGACCTGACCACTACGCTGGCAACCTACCTGCCCGACACGGAGCTGACCATCAGCTTCGGCCTGAAGAACGGTGAGGCGGTCGCCAAGACCTTGTCCATCGACTACATCTTCGTGGCGCAAGAGCGCTAAGAAAAGGGGTCTGCAATGGCTAACACCGTTACCACGCAGACTCTCCTTGACGGCCCGCGTAACCTCGTCATCCTCCTCACGGGGGTGCTGGACACCAGCAACGAGGCACGCACCATCAAGGTTGACGTCTCCTCCTACGACCCCGTTCCCACCAAGGTGCGGGTTGACAAGATTCAGTACAGCATCGCTGGCGCCTTGCAAGTGCTGCTCGACTGGGACGCCACTACGGACGTTACCTTTGCCGTGCTTTCCGGCCAAGGCGAGATCGAAGCCTGCAAGTTTGGTGGCCTGCAGAACAACGCAGGTGCCGGTGTGACTGGTGACATTTACCTGACCACGCTCGGCTACTCCGCTGGTACGGTGTCCTACACCGTGCTGCTCGAGATGACGAAAGTGAGCTTCTGATGGCCGCGCCCGCTTCCCTCTACACCCCTCTCCGGATGATCCGGCAGGCGTTGAAGGACTGCGGGCGCCTTCAGACTGGCGAAGAGCCCAAGGGCGAAGTGCTGGCTGATGCGCTCGAGCGGATCAACGACCTGATCAACTTTTGGCAGACGCAAGGGCTGAAGCTGTGGCTGAACAGCGTGCAATCAATCACCCCGGTGGCTGGCACCGCGCTGTACACGCTCGGCCCGGCCGGCTCCATTGTCACCGCCAAGCCCACCCGCGTGATCGAAGGCTGGCGAGTCACTTCCACCGGCCAGCGCACTCCGTTGACCGCGCTGTCCTGGAACGAGTACCACCGTCTGGGCAACCTGACGACGCCTGGCTACACCAACAGCTACTTTGTGGACAAGCAGGCAGCCAACCTGATGGTCCGTTTCTGGCCGGTTCCTGACACGGCCGTCGCTACCGGAACGCTGGAACTACTTTTGCAGACGCAAGCCACCGCGCCGACCGAGCTGGACGAGACCATCTCGTTTCCGGTCGAGTGGTACCTCGCGCTGCGCTGGGCACTGGCGGACGAGCTTTCCTCCGGTCAACCCGCCATCATCATGGAACGCTGCGCCGGCAAGGCTGCATCCTATCGCCAAGCGCTCGAGGATTGGGACGTCGAGGACACACCAACTCGGTTCCAGCCCGACTCGCTTGCCTCTGGACTTCAACCGTCGAGGTTCCGCTGATGCTGACGAAACACGACCCCGCTGAGCGTGCCGAGCGCAAGATGGGCGAGACCGATGCCGAGACAATCGCCAACCACATGGTTGACAAGCTGGTCGAGCGCCTGTCTGACGAGCGTACAGTCAACGCGCTGATGGCTGTGTGGACCAAGCAATTCGACCAGCATATCGGCCAGACGTTTCGCAGGGGCCTGTGGATCTTGGTCACAGCCTTTGCTATCTTCATGGCTGTCCGCTTCGAGGAAGTCACTTCGTGGCTTACCAGGCGTTAAATTACGGGAGCGCATAAATGCCCGATTATACGCGCGATCAACCCAAGGAGCTGACGCTCCCGCCTCGCCTTCCGCTGATCGGCATCCCGAACCAGCGCGGGGCGAGTGCGGCTCGCGACTCTCGCCTGGTCAACGGGTATGTCGAGTTTGGGCAAGACGAGGTCTTGCGCATCGTTAAGCGTCCAGGGTTGACTGTCAAGTACACGCTGGACGGGTACGGTGCCGGCTTGTTCGGCAACTACTCTGTTTTCTACGAGCAGACTTCGGAGAGCATAGCAACCGGCAGGCTGTGCTTTGATGGCACTTCAACTGTAACAATCGACACCCACAGTGTAATTGGCATCAGCGAACGCTTCTTTTCGTTTGTAGACGCGCCAACAGGGCTCGACACGGAAGTACTGTTTTTCCACAATACCTACTTCGCTTACGTGTGGGACGGCGCCGCACTTAAAGTCATCCAATCCGCCGATCAGGCGGTTGGCCCACTCACCTGCTCAATCACGAATGGGAGCACAGCTGTTACCGCGGCTTCCACAGCCTATCTGACGCAGTACAGTAGCGTGTCCGGCACTGACATCACAGCCGGGACCTATATCCAGTCGATCGACTCGAGCACTGCTTTCACGCTTTCAGCTGCCGCCACAGCGACCAACGCCGGCGCAGCCCTTAACTTTGTCACCGCCGGCCCGCCATATAAAGATGGTAGTAACTTCTCGTCAATCAAGCAATTTGTTCATGGCGTCGCCGTCCTTAACAAGGCTGTTTACCTGTTCAGCACGCAAAGCAAAGTTGCTGGCGCAGACCCGGATGCCCCGCTCGCTTGGCAGCCCCTTAATTTTCTTTTTGCCTACGTTGAGCAAGACGCTCCAGTCGCATTTACCCGTCAGCTGACGCATGTTGTCGCGCTCAAGTCTACCTCGACCGAGTTCTTCCGCGATGCCGGCAATTCGCCAGGTTCCCCGCTCGAGCGCGTGGAGGGGCAGCATTTGGATGTCGGCTGCTACAACGGGCGGACTGTCCAGTCCATTGACGGTGTCTTGCTGTGGGTCTCCAACACCGAGTCCGGCTTGCGTAGTGTCTACTCCATGGAACGCTTGCGCGCTACCGAGATTGCTACACCAGCTGTCAGGCGTGCGCTGGAGAGCCTGGCGCCAACCTACGCTATCTCATTCTCCCTGGCTGGCCACTCTTTTTACGTCGTGACTGACCCGACCGCCGGAGTCAGCCTGGTCTACGATCTCAGTTCAAAGCTGTGGTACTACTGGAATGCGCTTGGCTCCACGTATTTTCCATTCACCGCAGCAACGTACGTTGAAGGCGAAACCCGCCTGCAGCACGAGAGCAACGGCAAGATCTATGTGTTCGATCTGGATGCTGTGGATGATGCTGGCAGCGACATTGTGATGGACATTTTCCCGCCGCAGTTTGATGCCAACACTCGCCTGTCCAAGACGATCTCCCGCATGCACCTTGTTGCGGACCAGCAGCCCGGCAGCACCTTGCTCGTCCGTACCAACGACGCCGATCAAGCAACTGGCGAGTGGACCAACTGGCGTATGTTTGACCTTAGCCAGGAACGCCCAACGCTTTCCAACTGCGGCTCGTTCAGCCGACGCTTCTACCATTTCCGGCACCAGGCGCGCACGCCTTGCCGTCTGACTGCGGTGGAGCTGGAGTTGTTGGTAGGGACACTCTGATGGCCTACACTCCGCCACCAAAGTTTTATCCGCCAGTCGTTCTCGACGAGGGCACCGCAAAGTACGAGCTGACACAGCCGTGGCATCTGTGGTTCTTGAACCTCGGGCGTGCAATCGGCGTGCTGCAAGACGCTTCCGCTGCCGGCTACACCGGCACAGTCACACTAGCCAAAATCACTGGTGGTGGAGCTGATGGCTCCCTCACTGTCGTCAACGGGCTTATCACGGCTGTAACAGCGCCGACGTAAGGTATGTATGGGATGGTTTAGTGATTTTTTTGACGACGTTTTAGGCTTTGACCCAAACGGCGGTGGAATTTATAAAGTAGCAAGAGACATTCTCGGTGATGATATTGCCGATGATATTCTTGGCATGGATCCTAATGGCGGCGGTGCCATCAAAGCCTATAACATTATCGGGCCTGCTTTACTCACAGCTGGAGCTGCCACTGCCGCCGCTCCGCTTCTTGGTTTTGGTGCCGGCGGCGCGGTCAGTGGAGCTGCAAGTGCTGCTGGGACAACAGCAGCTAGTGATATTGCCTTTTTAACGGCAAATGGAATGTCTGCGGCAGAAATTGCAGCAGCGTTTCCAGAGCTTGCCGCAACAGGCGGATTGACTGGAGTTGGCGGTGCAGCTGGTGGTATTGTAGGCGGGGGTCTTTCCGCATCTGGTACAACTTACGGTACTATAGGGGCAGATCCTAGCACTTTAGGTGCTGGTGGAGCCGGTCTGTCTTCTAATGCAGGGCTCCAAGCCCCTATTTTTACTGGCGGTGGTTCTGGGGTAGTCGGTAGTCTTGGTATGACGCCGGGGGTGGTGAGTGCAACTTCTGCCGGATTGTCTGGCGTTTTTAGCGGATTGCAAAGCTACTTGCCCCTTGTCAGCAGTTTGGCTAATATAGGTTCTGGCATATACGGAATGAAACTGGCTGACGATGCTCGTGAAGCTTCCGACCCATTTGCATCACAGCGGCCCGTTTATGCTGCAAAGTTAGCGGCTCTTGAGGCCAATCCCGGCTCGATTGTCTCGCGTCCTGGCTTCCAGGCCGGTCTCGAAACCATCCAGCGCAAGTCGGCAGCGTCTGGCTACTACGGCTCGGGCAACATGGCTTCGGCGCTGTCGCGGTACAGCGGGGACTTCTATACCCAAGAGGCAACTCGGCTCGCAGGCTTGGCTGGTGCAGGGCAGACCCCTGGCGCTGGCCAGTTCCCCGCAGCAGACCTGGCGAGCCGGTCGCTAGGCTCCATCGGCTACGGCCTTGCGCCGATGCTCGAGCGTTTCATCCGGGGAGGCTGATATGGCAGACGGACTGTTTGGAATTCCGACTGGTATCCGGGCCTACCAGGACGACCAGATCAAGCTCAGCGAGCTGGCTACCCGGCAGAAAACGGCTGACGCCAGTGCGCGCCTGGCTGATGCGCAGGTTGCCAACTTTGCCGCGGACAACGCCCGGCTGGACGCTGCGGCTAAGGACAAACGCGAGGCCGAAGCGGACGCTCGCCGGATTGAGCAGGCACTTGGGCGGCTCGCCCAGGGCTTGCCTGCTGACGGGAGCGAGGCACCAACCGTCTCGTCCCTCGCGGGTGGCACCAAGTTTGATGCGCTGCTCGACCGGGGTGCTGCGCAAGTGCAATACCTGCAGAGCATTGGCCGCGTCAAGGAAGCCGGCGAGTTGCTTGCCAAGTTGTCGGGTGGCGTGAAAAATCTGGCTGATGCTCGACTGTCTGCTACCGCTGCCAAGGAAAACGAGTGGGACGCTGCTATCAAAACATATGAATTCACAGCTAAGATTTTTTCTGGGGTCGTAGATCAAGCTTCCTATGACCAGGCAAAAATGCGGATGGCCGCAAGCGGTTTATTTGACGACAAAGATTTCAAAGTAATGCCAGCGCAGTTTAGCCCGAAGTTTGTGGCGCAGGCAATTGCTGGCTCAGCCGCTGCCAAGCAGAAAGCCGACTTGGCTCGCGAAGCGTCGCGCACTGCGATGCAGAACAAGAATGACGCGGATCAGATCAAGGCGCGCAAGCTCGCCACGGAGCTGGCAAACAAGACGCACCAACTGGCGGTCGAGCGAGAAGAGCGACTGCGAGCCAAGGGGGCTAATGGCCTCGGCTCTGCAGATAAACCTCTCGCCCCGCCTAGTGGCCGTGAAGTTGAAATGGCCCGTAGCGAGCTGAAGCGCTTGGGTTTGAAGGTTGGCGATGCACAAAGCGATCTTATAAACGATATTGCCGAGCAGGTCAAGACGCTGGTCGACTCCAACCCAGGGCTCAGCCGTGCCGAGGCAACCTCGCGGATCGTCGGCGAGATGCGTGAGCGGGGCGAACTCGAGGGCACTACGCTGCTCGGCGTGCCGCTTGGCGGCAATCGCTACAAGCCAAAGGAAGGCTCAGTCACCATGCCCCTGCCGACGCCGAAGACTGCGGCCGAGCTGAAGAAGGGCTACTACTACCGGGATGCCGAGGACGGGCTTGTCAAGCTGTTCGACGGCAAGGGATTCAAGGTGGCGACTCGGCGCAAGCTGGCCGATGTGACCGAGGAGGAATGACATGGGTGCACTCGAAACACTGCTGGCCAACTCCAATGCCGCCTCGCCAACCTCCCCGCCAGCGCAAGGTGGTGCGCTTGAGAAGCTCCTTGCGGGGGGCAACGGTACGGCAGCAAGCGGTCCAGGCATGGGACTGGACGACTGGGCCGGCAAGCCCGTTCAAAGCTCTCCACTCAAGCGGAACACAAAAGCTTTTGTCGAAGGTGCCGTTGGCATTACTGCTGACGCTATTGACCTAGTCTACGACGTCATAAGCATGCCAGTTGCAGCTGGGGCAATGACCGGCTCACTTCTTGTTGACAGCGTCTCGGAGGTCGAAGGGCGCATTCCAAAAGATCGTCGGGCGTCTGCGCAACGTGCCTTGAACGCTGCAAATACTGTAACTGGCGCAATTGGCTCGCCAGTTCGCAAGGCACTGCAAGCGCTAGGGCTGCTGTCCGAGAAAGAAACCGTTATCGGCGCAAGCATGTCCAGGGCTATGGAGGTAGTCAAAGGCGCTGCTGCTAACATCGAAATCAATTCAGGCGGCGCCGTCAAGAAAGAAGAAGTAGAGATGGGTGTTAATACCCTTTTTGCTGCGCTCGGCGTCAAAGGGGTTAAGACGATTGCGACCACAGCGGCAGAAAAAGGGCGTGCAAAGGCGGGGCTTGCTGAACTGGCAAAGTGGAGAGCCGAATCGGACGCGCAGAAAGCTACGGCAGAAGCCGGCAAGCTGGCAGCTGAAGCTGAAGCAGCATCGCGCCTTGAAGCCGTCAAGGGGCAAACACCGGAGCAGATGTCGGCGAGCTTGAAAGAGTCTGCGGACAGATTCGACACGCAGGCAAATGCCGAGCGACAAGCCTACGAGCTGGTGCAGACTGGCGCGAGCAAGGCAAAGGTCGAAGGTATCATCAAGAAGAACCCGGCTGTCGGTGTTGCTCTCGATGGCATTCGCAAGAGGCGCGAGCGTTTCTCCGCTTTCCTTCAGGAAGACCCCAATCTCCCTGAAGCGCTTGGCGGTACTGCTGATCTACAGCGATTGTCTGAGATCGAGGGCGCACGGGCGCGAGGCGAGTGGGTGTCGCCTGCGGACCTGGAAAAGCTGTTCAACGCCCGCGTAGCGATGCAGCCTCGAGGCGAAATCAAGATTGAGCCGGCGGGATCTGGTCAGGTTACGATGACTGCCGAACGCATTCGTGCGGCCTTGCTCGGTCGACGCTCGGAGATGGGGCCTGCCGAACTAGAAGCTCGTGACTTCGCAGCTGGCATCCAGCGCGGGCCGCTTGGCGAGCCAATCTTCTCTGCCAATCCGCAGGCACGTAACCCGCAACGCTCGTCGCGTGATCCCTCACGCCGTCCAGTGACAGACAGCGGCCTCGAGGGTCAGCCGGTGAAGCGGGATTCGCTTGGTACTCCGCTTTCGCCCAACCAGACCCTAGCGGTTGTCGGTGCCACCGGATTGGGGCTGGCCGCTTACTACGCTGCCGAAGGCGATACCAGCGACGTGGCTGCTGCGGCTGCAGGCGGTGCCTTGCTGCTTGGCAAGGGGCGAGGCATTGGGCTGGACGCGATCCGCGCCCTCCCGGACACGACGACGCTGCGCGAGATTCGCGACGCTTCCGCCTACACGCTGAACACGCTGGAGAACCTGCCTGGCAACCGGGCGGTGCACAGCAAGCAGGCTGTCAGCGAGCTGCTGCGTCGCCAGGAAGTCACCAAGGCTGAGCGCGACATTCTGCAGGGCGTGCTGGACAGCGTGCCGGGCGAGACGATCACGGCCAAGCAACTGATGGCTGGGGTGAAAGAGGCAACGGGCGACTTTGAGCTGAAGCCAGTTGCGAGCGAGAAATTTGCGGATTATGGGCTCGAGAATATCGACCGTGCTGCACGAGCGCCGGAAGATGCCCATGCCTGGATTCCCGAGAATGCAACTCCAGAAGAGGCAGCGCGTTTAGAAGCAGAAGCGCAAGCAGAGTTTGCGCGGATGCCAGAGGCAGCCACCACCATCTACCAGTCCCCTTTTGAGCTCGGCACCAACAATCACTTCAGCGACCCGAACTACTTTGCGCACACCCGCTCGTTTTACGAGAACGGTGTCAAGCATGTGGTGGAGATGCAGAGCGATCTGGCGCAGAAAGCGGGGAAGGTGCTGACGCCGGAGGAGCGGGTTCGCTTGGAAGGAGAGCGCGATCGTGCGCAGGCCAGAATCGAAGCTGCATTAGATCCTGCAAACCCAGACCGCACGCGCCCAGAGCTGATGGTAGCTGTGCGATCGTATCGTCTTGCGCAAGCAGAGGCTAATACAAAGCTAGCAAACGCCGGTCTGGGCGAGCGCGTCTCCCCGATGCTCAAGCGCTGGGACAAGCGGCTTGTGCGCGAGGAGCTGGCCGACTCTGCGCGGAAGGGCGAGGCGACTGCGCGCTTCGCAACCGCTGATACAGTGGCGAAGGTGGAGGGATGGCCGGAAAAGCAACGTGCCTTACTTGACCGACTGGCAAATGAAGAGCAGATCGCGC